TTTTAAAGAGAAATTATATTGGAAGTAAAATCTCTAAAGATTATGTTGATATATGCACAGAAAGAATAAATATCACATTAAATCCACCAGAAAAAAAGAAAAAAGGTTCTAAAAAGAAAAATTCAGAACCTTTAGAAAAAACAGATGTAGATAGATTTTTAGAAGATTAATTTATAACTTTTGTTCTTTATCAAAGAAATTGAGGTTAGGTCCAATAAAAATGACTTAGTGCAAATTTGCACTAAGTCAATTTAGGAAGTATATTGAGGAGAAGAAATTGTTAAGCAACTAAAGTTGTCTCAAAATCAGAGTCATCAATTAAGTAGAAAGGTGAAGATTCGATGCCTTCAATTTCAAATGAAGCACCAATGAAACCATCAACTGCACTCTCTGTTCCGAGTGTGCCTGTGGTCATTGATAAACCATTTGCGAATCCTACACCATATAGTAATCCGTTAATAGTTTTTACAACTATTATTACGTCACGTTGCATTAACTCTTTATACATAGTTAATGTCGCTACGGTTAAACCTTGGACCTTGAACGATACCTTTGGTTTAGAAACTGCTACACCGTTTTGTAAATTGATAGTAGGTGTATCGATGAATGAACCAACTTGCTTGTTGAGTGCTACTCCGTAGAATTTTGTATCACCGCTCATTGTTATGCCTGAAACGGTAACGCCATCTGCTTTTACGGTGTAAGAAGTTAAATCAGCATAATTCGCAATGAATAACTTGCTTACGCCTGGTTGAGCGTCTCTACATGCTGTTGTCACACTTTGACTATATCTTAAACATGCCATTTTTTATTTTGTTATTTTTTGAATCATTGCTGATTAAAGTGATGAATATACAATATAATCACTGAAGTAGTAATTTACACCATATTTAAATCTTGCGATGAACTTAACGATTTGATCTGATTGATCCCAGAACATTTCAATTTTTTCTTGTTCGTTTGCTAAGTCTGTAACATAGATCAAGTTAGAAGCTGGAGTTAATACGAAATAGTTTAATGTTGCTAAACCATTTACTGGAACTAATTTAATGTTTGTTCCTGGGAAGTAGAAAGCTGTTAAGCCTTCGTTCGCACTTAAATCAATATGATATAAGTTGGCTATAACTAAAGCCTGAACAATTTTACGGAAGTAAGCGTGTGACATGAACAAAGTTAAGTCAGATGCTGTTTGAACTTCTTCTGGTAATTGGTTTTGTAAGTTGTAGATAATAGTCATCCAATCTGAAGCTGATGTAGTTCCAGTTAAGTTTTGATGTAAGTGATGAGTTGAACTATCTGCTAATATCAAACCAAGTAAGCCAATAGGTGCAGTTGTAGTTGCTGCTGATAAAGTTGCCCATATAGCAGTTTCAATAGTCTTATTGATTTGTTTTGTCTTCTCTGCCATATACATTTGTGCGAAAGGAATATCTTTATTGTAACCAGGTTTTAATGACATACTTAAAGAGTATTCATTTAAATCTTCTGGACATAAAGATTCGTTAATTTTTACATCAACAACTGAAAGATCTTTTTCAGTTAAAGTTGTGGTTCCATTTGTGGTATAACCACATCCACCTGCTTGAAATACTGCGTCTGTAGCAAGATATTTAAGTCTCTCTTTGTATTTAACACCTGTTTTAAGGGTAATTAAATCAATAGTTTCGCCTTGTAATACTGCAGCAGCCAATAGTTCTTGTGAATTATCATTGACCCAAGTTGAGAGTCCGCCTAATGAGAAAGCCATTTTTTTATAATTATTTTTTTAGTCTTGCGACTTCTTCAATCTCTTAATAAGATCTACTTTGTTTTGTAATTTAGGATCAATAGTAGTAGATCCATCATTCTCTTTCTTTTTAACGATAGGATTAACGGCAGAGAATTTCTCGCTAATCATATTTAATTTACTCATAATTTCTGATATTGCTGTTTCTAAGCCTGATACTTTAGCCTCAAGTTCAGCAATCTTTAATTCTTCATCTGGTGCCTCTGTTGGATCAGTTGGATCAGCCATAGGATCAACCGGAACGTCCGCCATCGCAGTTTCACCAGATGCTGATGCGGTTTTACCTGTTAAAACGTCTGTTGACTCTTTAACTGAAGGGTCTAAACCGGATACATCAGGATTACCTTTTTGTAAATCAACTGGTAATTCTTCCTCCTGATTTACTTGTGTAGGTGCAGGTTGTTCTTCAGGTTGTTCTTCAACTTTACCTGGTTGAATAACGTCCATTATTAACCCATCTTTAACCATTAAAATCGTCATATCTTCCATTTGATACTCACCATCAGGAAGTGATATTTCTCCTTCAGCAGTAATAACGTAAATATTAACACCTGTATCTAAAGCACCATCAAGTTTTAACGGTGTTCCATCTTTTAAGGTTAATGAAGATTGAAAATGAATTTTTAAAAATTTCATAATTTTTTCTAACATATTATAACTTCATTTTTTGTATCTATATATATTATAGATAATAATTGTGTATATTTTATTTTAATTTAAATATATCCCTTTGTAATCTGTATGTAATTAGCAGCCTTTCTTGCCGCCTTTTTTACCACCTTTTTTAGCCATTGTTATTATTTATTTTTAAAGTTTATATGGGTTTATTAATAGAGAAAAGTGCTTCAATCGAGAAGCCTTTTACGTTCTTACTTCTAATTTGATTCCATAACTTTTCACCAACAATTTTGTATTTAACAAACCATCTTGTCTCTTTCTTTATATCATCTTCTTCTAAATAGGAATCAAGTAGAATTGCCTGACCTGTTAAATCATCTCTATGCATGAAAGAAATAGAACGATTATAGCCATATTTATCTTTTAACTTTCTGACCGTATCTCTACTGAAATATACATAACCTGGATTACCCATATTATCTACATCTTTTCTAAATATGAATTGATTTGATTTTAATACTAATCCCATAACTTCACGCTTTTCTTCCTCTACCATTTCAAGACTAAAAAAGTGACTTTTATCTTCTTCTTGAAGTTCGACTCTTTTTAATTTGTGACGACAGCCGAACATTTGTGACTCAACATTAAAATTAAAATTACCTTGATAGTCAGGTCCACCTTTATAACCATCAAAATTCTCAAAGAACTTTGCGTCTGTAGGAGCATTTACAAAGTTCATTTTCTGTGGATCATTTTTCTGTGGAACTTGTCTACGCAATTCTGGATCAGTATTCCATTTTCTTATTTCATCTGAGGAGAAAATTCTACCTGCTCTTTCTTTACAAAAAGGTCTTGTAACTGCATCTAATGGACCTTGATATAAAAAGTAATCTGATACAGGTGCTTTAGCGAAGTATTCAAAATCAGTTAATATTGCTGGCTTATCTACAAAAGATATTGCTTGAACACCAGTTGCGTTGTCTTCACCATCTTCTATTTTAAGTTCTCTAATCTTAAGTAACATATATAGGTAATTGTTTTTTGTATATATTAAATATATTGTTTATGTATAATTATTACCACCTTGAACGGGTTTCTATCGCAGATACTTTACGTTGCGTTTTTGTTATATCCACCTCAGATACTACCACTGGAATTGATTTAGCGCCTAAAACCACCTCTGCTACAATTGTGCGTATATCGTCTTTAGATAGTGAATTGTTATAGTTTGTTGTGGTTGATACAGCGTTTTCTTTTGAATTAAATATATTACCTGCAGTTGAATTTGTAGGAGTTGTTTTATCTATAACAAAGCCACCTTCTTGAAAAGTATTGTAAGTGAAGGCATCTCTTTTTATATTTGTGTAGGTTGAATTGCTGATTGATTCTGCATTACTTGTAGTTTTACTATTATTTATATTAGTTAAAACCTCGGACATACCTGGTCTCTGTGCAACTTCTCTCTTAATAACGTATTCACCACCTTCCATTTCAGCTTTTACACCTCCGTTAGGATGTGATGGTCCATATACATAACCACCTTTACCGTATTCAGGAACTGGTTGTTTTGCGATCATTCCTATTTGTGTGGCTACAATACCTGCGGTTAATGCAGCGAATATAGCACCTAAAATAGGGTTACCTGCCGAAGCGTAAGCCTGAACTACTGCTAATGCACCACCAATTATAGCTTTTAATATACTTGCTTGCTTTTCTTTTTGGAATTGTTCGCGTTTTAATCTTTTGGTTTGTTCTGCTGCTTGTTTCTCTGCTGCTGCTACCTTATCTGCATATTGTTTATCTGATATAAGTTTTTCATCTTTTAATCTTGTTAAATTGGCTACTTCTTGAGTAAGTTGTTCTTCAATATTCTTTATTGCTATTTCAGTTTTAATTTGGTTACTCTGAATAAAAGCGTCAATAGAAGCATTCATAAGTTCGGAAGTCTTGGATGCAATTTCCTGCATATAACTGAGCCAATTATCTTTGAAGTCTCTACCTATTACCTTTGCGTCCCAGCCTTTAGAAAAATTATCTGCAGGTTTCTTTGTTTCTAAGTCGTAGATGGCTGTGGTTACACCATTTATAGAATTTGTTAAATCATCCATTGCTGATGCTTCTGCCATTGCCTGTTCTTCACCAGTCATAGTCTGTTGTATCATAGCCATTTGTGCGTTATAAACTTCAGTATAAGATTGTTTCAAATCATTCAAAGTTTTAATTTGAAATTCTCTCTGTAGTTTAACTTGTGCCCACGTTGCGTTTGGTAGTGCTTCTGATGCTTGTGAAGTTGATATAATATTGTTCTGTAATGAAATTTTAGAACTCCATAACTTTATTCTATCATCTAAAAATTTAGTATCTAATTCGCGAACATTTTTATTTGTTTCGTTTGTAATATTCTCTATCTTAACTGCTTGATCCTTAACTAATTTCTCTTGTTTAGAATTAAAATCGGTGGTTAAAGCTGTTCTTGTTCTTGATAGAATTTCTGTATTCTCGTTTACTTTAATCAAATCTTCCTTAACTAAGTCGGCTTGTGATTTACCAGTCTTCCTATCTATTTTAGTTGAAGCCTTCTTTTGAATTTCTAATAATTTATCTTGTGATTCTTTATTAGCCTTAACTTTATCATCTAAAGCCTGTATCTCTTTGTCGTATGTAAACTTATTGTTCTGTCTGGTTACGTTGTTTGCCGCAATTGTTTCTTGAATTTTGTAATCTAACTCATCTATAACAAGTTGTTTAGATGCATCTACATAGTTTTTATGAATAAGTAATGCTTTAGAATAATCTTCAAATGTAAGATCACCAAATTGATTATCTGCCTGTATTGCTTTAAGGTCACTGAAATACTTTTTATCTATTGCTAATCTCTTGTTATTAATTTCTTGCGTTCTTTGTAAATTCTTTAACCCTTCTTTGTTTTCATACATAGATATAACTAATCTATTGTATTGATCCCAGGTTTCCTTCCATATTGAAACTAACTTTTCTCTCAAGGATATTTCTAAAGCTATTCTTGCCTCGTATGCTGCTTTTGCCTTCTCTGCTGCTGCTTTTTTACCTTCAAGATCAATTAGTTTAAGCTCTTTATCTAATTCATTTGCCTTATTATTTATATAAATTGAGTAATTTAGGTTCAAACTCTTCTTTAAAGCTAAGTATAAAGCTTCTGATTTTATATCACCTTCTCTATATTTGGTGTTTAATTCCTGTAAATCTTTAACTAATTTTTCATTTGCATTCTTTAATTCACCATTATACTTACGATATAAGGCGTTTCTTTGGACTTGTGTTTCGGTCATTAGTCCTTGTTGTTGTAGTATTTTATCGTTCAAAGCGCCCATATCATTGATATTTCTACCAATTTGGTTATATAGATCATCGTTTGCCTTTTGAAGTTCTTTTATTGCTGCTACCGTTCCTTTAATTGCATCTTGAACTTCCTTTTGTGCTTGTTTCTGTTTTGATTCTGCTAAGAATAGTTTATCGAATGCCCATATAACTGCCATAATTGCTAAGGCAATTGCTGCCATCCAACCTAAAGATACTAATAAAGTTCTTCCGAAATTTACTGCGGCTGTTCCTGCTGCTTGAAATCCAGCAGGAAGAAAAGATATTATCTTTGATGTAGCAGATATTTTACCAGAAAATTGACCTACCTGTTGACCGGTTACTTTGTCTAATATAGCACCGGTCTTATCTACGGTATAACCCATTTCTCTTAAAGCCTTAATCATTCCTGAAGTAGTTGTTATACCTTTGGCTTGAGCCTTTGAAATTGCCTCACTTTTAGCAATAAATTCTTGCTGTCCATTCTTTAGATCTACAAGATCCGCAGTTAAAAAGTTAATATTCCTATCTAATTCAGTTACACTACCACCTGCAGCTAATGTGGCATCTCGAGTATTTTTAAGTTGCTCTATGGTTGCTTCTTGATCTCCTATTAACTCTTTGAAAGAAGCAACTTCATCATCAATAAGTTTAGTATAAGTAATTTGAGCATTAATTGCATCATATTGAGCTTTAGTCATATTAGCAGTTGCTGCTAAGTTGCTTGCTGCCTGTGATGTATTATTATTTAAAGCTTGTGAATTTTTATCAATTGCATTCGTATATGCTTGTTCTGTTGCTACCATTTCTTTTCTTACAAAGAAATTCTTTATCATCATAGCATATTCTTTAGCCAATGCTCCAAGTCGTTTAGAGTCTGCTAATGCCTGTAAAGCATTACCAATGGCCATAAACTCAAGTATTTTCTGTTGTATTGCTCCTGCTTCTTTTGATTTAATACCTAACAAAGATGTAGCAGCAGTTACACCAGCAACTGCGTTTGCAGCAACACCAGCGAACCTTGCCATATTACCAAATACATCACCAGTCTGAACATTCATTGCTGAAGCTCTTACATCATCAAATTCATCTTTAAGGTCACCAAACCTCTTCTTTAATATGGCATTATCTTGCTCAGAGTAAATAGATCTACCTATTTGACCTCTGAGGTAAGCCATTTCTTTTCTCATTCCCTGAATAGAGGAATCAAATTGTTTGGTGTCCAGTCCTACTTTAATGTAGACTTCATCTATTGTTGTAGCCATTATTCTTTATATCTTTTTATTATCTCATCTGAGATTGTTTCACAACATTCATACATATCTAAATTCATTGTATCTATTTGATAAGATAAACAAGCATTTCTAAATACTTTTTTAGAAGCAATATTTTTAACCGAATTGTAGAATTGATCTATTATAAATTCTTCATCATTAGTTACAACTAACTCTGACTTCTTTACATCTTTTAGTGTTAAAATAAAATTAAAAACTTTCTCCATAACAAATTTATTTTTTAGTTAGTGCAAATTTGCACTAAGCTGAGGATGGTATATCTCCTTTTTGACTATATGAACCACCTGATCTTACTTGAAACGATAATGAAGTTCCTGAAAGTGAAATCATCCAAGTCCCATCAGTATCTTTATCACCTATATATAACGCTCCATTACTTGGTAATAATACATTTTTACTTGCTGCTAATACTATATTATCACTATTGCTGTAGTAACTGCCACTTACCGTTGATAGGGTATTACCAGTTGCAGTTGCTATTTGTGCATTAACATAATCAGCAGTTACACCTGATGTTATGCCACTAACCTTAGTATCGGTATAACTTTGTGATGCTGCTAATGTTTCCCCTGATTTAGTATCTACATACGGAATATCAGCAAATGTATCTATATCTTTATTGTTTAGATAGGTCTTACCTGATTGTGTTATAGTTAAATTCTTTGAGTTCATTAATACTACATCAGTTAAACCTGTATTTATAATATTGTCATTTGAATTTATTAAAACTGATCTTGAATTGTTTACCGTATTATTGAAAGAATTAATCATAACTCCAGGTGTAGGTGCTAATGTAGTCCCTGTCCATCCAGAGTCAGAACTATAAGTATCAGTTGTATATCCAGAATCAAATAGAACTTGGTTGTTGTCTGAGCCAATAAGTAGATAATTATTTTGTTGAATTGTATTGTTTTTAGAATTTAATAGAGTTACATTATCAACATCTACTATATTATTATCACCATTTACAAAGAAATTACTTGAATTTAATTGGTTATTCTTGCCCATAACTAATCCATAAGCACCCTGAGGCCAACTATTATCGTTGTTTGCGAAGTTCATTAAGTCTATATTTTCATTAGAACCTACTGATACTGATCTTAATAAGGAAGGTGGCTGTAAATTTATTACCGTTCCTGTTCCGGTTCCTCCTCCTGTTGCCTTCAGAGGTGTGCCACCTCCAGTTGTAGAACATCCATTAGTAATTTGTGTCTTCCAAGTAGGAGTATCTATTGTATAGTTTAAATCATAGTATTGTAATTTAATCAATTCTACATCGCACATCTGATCTGGAGTCCAATCAACTATTCTACTAACAAGATAGAATGTATTTTCAACTTTTATTCTTTTTCTAAAGTCTAAATTCGCAATATCAGATTGATTCAGTCTAATTCTAAATTTAACTTTCTTTGAATTTGGATCAAGATAATAACTCATCTTAGTCTTCCAGTAGTTTTTGAATAAGTTAAATGTTGTAAATCTATTCTCTTTTGAATAGTAATACTTTGATACTCCGAAGTTTATATCATAGGTAGGATTGTAAGGTGTATTTAAATGTCCTGCATAAGGGAAATAATTTCTAATGGTGTTGGAACCAAATCCCCAGTCACCTGGTTTAAAAACCATTTGATTACCAACTGCAGATATAGTTGTTCCTGTTAAATAACTTCTTATGTATATAGTATTCAAACTCTTACCTGATAAGTCTGCTGTATTATTAGTTAATACTTTACGACTTAGAATTTTAGGACCATAAGTTTGATCTGATCTCTTACCATCAGTTGTCCATTCAGTTCTTTTTGATTCATTATATAAACAACTCATTACCCAGTTTGTAGCACCGAAGTTCTTTAGCATTGGTGTAGAAAATTGAGTTTCAATTTTTAATGTTCCCTCATTTATATAAGGATTTTGTATAACAAAAGAGCCACTTGTGTTTGTAAATTCCTCAATATATTTTTTACTTAAGTCATCATTTGAATCCTTTTGACCTGTAAATAATACTGATTTGTTTATTATATCTGGTATTCTTTCAATCTCTTTATTATCTAAATCTACCTTTGTAGTCCAATCAACATACTCAGGTTTATAGAATGTATCAAATGGTTCTATAACTAAATTTCCTGCTACATCTTTATCTTCTGATATGGTTAAGTTATACATATTACAAACAGATTTTACAAAATCAATTTGTTTCATTTCAGGTAGTAACTGATTCATATCTACGTTATTACCTTCCATTAGATATGGAATATTGTTATAGTCATTTGAAAAGTAACTGAAAGTTCTATTTACATGAACCCATGCATTAATATATGAACCATAACCTCCTACAGGTGGAACACCAACTGAGTGCCAACTACATCTTTCTATACCACCTGCTATACTCATTTGAACTTTTATTCTTTCACCTTCGTATAAATCTACCGCTTGAAGATCATTCTCTATCGTTTGATTTATAGCGATCCAGTCTTCTCCTTTTGTTCCTGGGTATTCAGCGAATATAGTTTGAGTATCTATATATACATCATTTACCGTTTCAGATATATTCTCCATAACAAAATTAGTTCCAGCATGTCTAATTCTAAAAAAAGTAAGCTTAACTTCAAATTGATTATACTGACCATATTGATCACCGGCATACCAAGATCCAGTAAAGTCTGCGTTTGCACCATTAAATGGTTTACCATATAAATCATAAGTAACAAAAGCGTGTAGTTTATAACTACCTGACCTCTTTACATCCCATGAATACGAAGTTGTATTGAATGCTAATCCTGTTGCACCAGTATTATTAAAAAAGTAAGTAGATCCAGAACCATTTGTTAGACAGCCACTTCCTACATTAAAAGGTAGTATCATTGATCTTGATGCACCATCTGCTCCTCTCGTAACAAAGTCATGTAGATCGGTTTTAAACCAATAGGTAGGAGGAAATGCAGTTCCTGTTCCATTCCAATATTCAAATCCAGGTGTAGCTGAAGGGTGCTTATATAATCCATAACCAACTCCTGCAGTTGCACCTGAAGCATTACGTGCGGTTCCTATACAGAACTTCTTCTTGTCCATTTCAAATGAATCTACTGCTACATTTTTAGTTAAAGGAATAATCAAACTCTTAAACTCAGTTGAACCTGATAGAAATGAAGATGTATATTGAAATCCAGCCTTTTCAAATATCTTGTCCCATATCTGTTTTACATAAAGTGCTGGTCTTACGCAAGTAAAGTCAAGTATATTACCATCCTCGAAACCTTGAAAATCAATAAATGGATAGAAATAACCTGTTGATCCTGTATAATTTGGTGAAGAAGTGTTGTATGAAGCTATTATATTTGCTAAGTTATACTCGTGATTATACTCAGAAAAGTCTAAATTATCTAAAGCATTATCGTTATTGTATAGTGATTTATCACCAATTGAGTCTGCTAAGTTACGAACTTGACTATAAAAAGTGCCTTCGTATTCTATAAAGAATTGATTTCTTATTACTTTCTCAAGTTCAAAGTAGCCAACTATTAATTGGACGGTGTCGTAATATAAACCCGCAGGAATTCTTTTGTTAAAGAACATAACATTAGAATAGGATTGTCCTGTTCCTACATAAAAATACATATTTTCATCTAAAATAAATTTGAAAGCTTTGTTATTATTATTAGTGCCTGGTAGTTTAATAGTCTTTGAATAGTTTGAACTCTTGTTAGATACATCTGAAAAGTTTTCAAATGTTAAGTTATATGAATCATCATCATATAAATCTATTGGCATTATAATAGAATTTTCAACCGTAACATTTACATTACTTATACCTCCACCAAATCCAGTTTGTGGTTGAAATAATATTTGTTGTGTGCCTATTAAAGTTGCTCCTGTGATTTGAAAAGTTTGTGTTACTCTACCATTTGCTGATACAGGTGTTCCAGCAACTCCATATAAATAAGGTGTTATAGTTGCTGTATTATCTGGTGCTAAGCCTCTTACATCAAAAGTAATTGAATAAGCTCCAGAGTCGAAATCAGAATTTTCTACTGGATCTAAATCTTGCCATATAGGTTCATCTGAACCTAAGTTAGATTGCATATAAGCAGAGTTATTACCTTCTATTGTTTGAAAGGTCCAACCTGAAACCATATTGTAAGATTGAGTTTGACCTTGAACTAAAGAAGATGGAAGTATCTGATTAACAATTGTGTTACCTGACCAGCCATTACCTAAATTCTGAAAAGACTGATTTTGTATTGTTATGACAGGTTTGTATAGGAACCTAATTTCTGATTTTATCATATTAATTTCTCTGTAGTATTTTTTGGTTTGCTGGTCTTATTTGTATTTCATACATAACTTCTTTTGTATTATTCTTTTGACCATATCTAATTGCGTCAGTTACAACAATATAGGGAACACCATAAGGATAGTGAGCATCGTTATAATAGTAAGTTGTTATGCCATAAACAACTGGCGATTGAACTAATTGCATAATCAATTGACTCTCAAGTTGTGTAAGTAGTCCTGTTCTTAAAGTTATAATCTCTTCTACCTTAATATCAAATATCTTTTCACCTGCATCGTAAGTTGAATAACTATCTGTAGGTAGTCTTTGTTTGTAAGTAGTTCTTTCTATATTATAATCTATATCTTTAATTTTATCAAATGTATAGTTGTCGAAGCCACCATGGGGATTTAACCAGAACAATTGCCACTTTGTATATTTATCACATTTAGGTTTTTTATATACGAAGAATGGTTTAGTGTTTAATACTCTTGTGCCCGAAGCAGTCTTTGAATAATAGATAGGACCAGATCTGTGCGACCAAGGCCCCGTGCCTGGATGTGTAACGTCTCCATCTAATACCGTTCCACCAGAACTTATTAACGCAAATACTCCTTCATTTTGTGCTTCATATATCATTGAACCTACGGGCATTAACTTAGGTGCTGCGGTTGTATTAGAATAACAATAGTCGTTATAACTTACATTATCACATAAGTCTACTCTATAATAAACCCATGTATCTGTTATACCAGATAGTATAGCATTATCTATTAAATTCTTTGGTCCCATAGGGAAGTAATGTGCCACCGAATAGTTATGGGCATAACTTACATTTGTATCCCATCTTGTAGTTAAAGTTAATCTTGTTAAAGGAACTAAATGTGGCTGTATAATAGTAATTGGCGGTCCTGTATTTATTTGATTTGTGCCTATATTAGCCATCGCCTGATTGCGAACTGGAGCCAATGCTGATATTGGTTCTATCTCTTGCTCTTGAACTGCTGTTGTCTCTGTGTAATAAATACTATATCTTATCTTTGTAGGTCTTGAAGTAGTAGGACATAAAAAATATAGAAATGCTAAATCATCATTATCAAGATAATATTTATCTGCATCAGTTAGAAATGTTCCTCCAGTTGTTCCACCTGATATAACCCATTGTAAATTAGCAAGTGGAGCATTCAAAGCCATATAGTCGTATGGAATATTCTGTTGACATCCATTATAAAAAACTGGCTTTACCGTCTCTACAAAATTTCCATTGCCATCAATTTTAGGTGGAGTTCCGAAGAAATCATTTACTGATAATTGAAATTGCTTAGCCATATTTGTTGCTTCTTCTAAAGTTGTAGTTGAAGCATTGAAATCAAATGTAGTGAAGTTCTTATATATTTGTGCTGGATTGAATTCGCAAGTTCCACCTGATACTGGATATAAATTATAATTACCTAAGTTAGTTGAAACACCATCAGCATCATAAACCTTTAAGCCAATATTGAATTGAAAGTTTGGTTCTGTCCATTTATTAGAACTAAATTTATAGGTTAATCTATTTGTATCATTTGTTCTACCCCAGTCTGAAGGTCCTGAAATCTTTGTTATTGGCATATTTCTTATATTAATTTTATGTATATATTATAAATTACTCTAAAGTTATAATGACTTAGTGCAAATTTGCACTAAGTTCATATTGGTAATATATTTTTAGAGTCTCTTAATTCATCAACTCTATTTTGTTGTTTTCTAATAACTAAGTAATCTAATACATCTGCTAATGAAAGTTGTCTAAGTTCTATCATCTTAATTAAGTCCTTGTCTGCTAAGTTCATCATAATAAATTCCCACATAAAGAACTTCTCAATCTCTTCTATTTGTTTTTTATACACAGAACTTATTTCGTCTGCTGTTTCATCATGTTCAAATAAGATATGTTCATATTGCGTAAATATCTGGTTGCGTTGTGAGAAAAAAAAAGTAGCATTTGTTTAGCCTTATCTATATCATAATCTAATAATTCTTGCTCTATCTTGTCTTGGCTTTTCATATTGAATTTTGTTCTAAATAAATAGAACTTCTTTGGTCTAAAGTATATTGCTAATAACTTATGTAGATTGTTTATATTATCTTCCTCTGCTAATAAGGATTCTAAACGTGACCATTGATCGTAAGTTGCATCTAAGAATGGAAGTTGTAGGTGCCATCGTTTCTTATTAAACCATTGATTGTATTTACATTCTACATCTTCTTTTATAGTAGTAATTTTTTCTAAGTCTTCCCTAACTTTATCTATTGGTTGATGTGTATCAATCTTAAAATATTCAATTAGTTTATCTTCAAATGTCGCACCAGTCTCTATACTGGTCATATACTGGTAATCTTTTATTGTCATTTGTTTCTTATTATTTTTAAGAAAGAATCTAAATCTATGGCTACATAAGTTTTAGTTCTATTTCTTGTGAAGACAAGTGCAGGGGTCGCGTCACCTGCATTGTCTTCTGCTTGCTTTAAAGCACTCCAGATCGAGAGTTTCTCTTGATTCTTACACTCAAATGCGTAAGGTATTAATCTTTTTGCTGCTGGTGATAGTTTTATATCTGTACCTGACTGACCCATAATTGCACATACACAATCATCAGGTTCAAGTTCTTTAAATTCCTGTAAGAGTTTAACTCTTAATTCATTTTGTAATCTACACCCTTTATTCTTCGCTGATCTTGTTTTCATATATTCTTCTTAATTTTTCTTTCCTTATTGCCTTAGACACTTCATTCTTTGATTCCAATATCATTATATCAACTACTTCATCATCTTCTAAGACCTCTATATAATATCTATGAAAAGTCATATCTTTATATGTGGAAATTTTTTCTATTAATCTTTCACTCTTCACCATTATCTTCATTATTTTCTTCATCTTTTATACACTCTTCTAATTCAATATAATCTACAACATCATCATCTATATGTTCTTCAATATAGATTTCTTTCTCAACTAATTTTTCAATTATCCTTTCATCAGGCAATATAAACTCACCAGTAAATCTCCATATTCTTGTAATCTCTTCCTGTCTTTTTCTTTCTTTCTGTATATTCTGCTGCTTTTTTATTTTCTTAACAGGCAGTTCATCACCAGGATTTAAACCATAGTAATATAATTTACCATAATGTATCTTACGTTCTCTATTATTTGCATAATGTTCTTTAGCATACTCTTTTATATCTCTCTTAGGTTTCATGGTAATTTTATCTTTGCTGTTAAATCCTTTACAATAGCCATCTTTAAATCAACTAAGAATTGTGGTGATCTTGTTATGACCTCACCAGTTTCTAATAATGGGAAGGGTGCAACTGCGTTTTTGAATCCACGTTTTTGAACTGATTTAGATATTGCGAATGCCATACCTCTAATTGCCTTTTCTTTTGTTTGTCTAACTTGACCTTTAGGTGCCACTGGAACATTAACCTGTATCTTCTTTCTCTTTATCCAATTGATTAAAGGTTGAATAGGAATAAATTTACCTTTGTGTGCACCTTGCTTTCTACCTCTATCTACAAAAATTAAGTGTGGTGCTCCAGTAATCTGGATTCTATATACACCATTCTGCATAGAATATTTATAAGTTATGGAGTTGTAAAGTTGACCTGTATAGAACTTACCACCTTTCTCAATCTTCAACTTGATTCTTCTTACTAATAGGTTGCCCCATTTATCTAAAACTCTTTGAACTTCAGTTGCCATATTCAATAAGATTATTTTTTTGTATGTATTCTTCTCTTGCTAATTTGGCTTCTTCCATTGTTTTAAAAAAGCCAAACTCTATACGATTAGAATTAACCGTAATTGAGCTTCTCCATTTCTTTTCCCTTTTTGTAAAATACACACCTTTAACTCCGGTCACACTCTTTAAGTTTCCATTTCTATTAGCACATTGTGTATGTTTATCAGCCCATCTCAAATTACCCGGTTCATAATTTCCATTATTATCAATTCTATCTATTGTATATCCTTCTCGGTAATGACTTTATATATTTAACAAAGTCTTTAGATTTAAGCAACCAATCATTATAGAGTGTTATACCTCTACCACCATACCTATCATACCTTTTTGCTTTTGGATTCAAGCATCTTTGTTTGATGTTGTGGTAAATCTTCTGCATTCTTGTAAGCATTATTTAGAATTTTTTTTATATTAAAGGTGCTCTCTTTAATTTCATTACATAACAATATTCTTGTAACATACCTATATATTATTTTATCTTCCTTTTGTTTCATAAGTGAATGGATAGTATTTTATCTTTTATAATAAAAGTCAGGAAGAACACTATAGGACATAACACCATTCCAAATAGAGAGCAGTTTATTATGGCATAACAAATCCAGAATATATGTGCTGAGAAACAAGAAGGACAAGACATAATCTTCCATACTATATATATTAATAAATCAATAAAAGGTATATCAGACACCAGTCTTCTGGGTGTATCTAACCCCATCTTATTCTTTAGAAATTGAAATGGAGTTAGAAAATCTATAATTAATATAGCCACCAAACTTGAACTTAACATCATCCAGAATATATTTAATATTTGTATTATATATAATTCTAACATTTACTTTTTTATTTT